TTCTATTTTTTGTTCTTGTCTAGGAGCAACATTGTAACGTCTGTCACTTTCTTCTATTTTAACTGCATCTGCTCTGTTAGTAAGAAATATAAAGTTCGTGAAAGACGGCAGTTCTATTTGGTTTGTACGCATTGCTCTAATTGTAAGATTAGGTTCTGTAATTTGATGTTTAAGTTTGTCGGCCATGCGGCCTACTGATCCTGAGTCAGCCATACGAAATTCATCTACTACTAAAAACAATGCTGTTCTCATGTAAAGATTAAACTGTTCTTCTATATTTTCTAAAGCACGCATAGGTGTTTGTTGTTCACCGAATAAAGGTTTTAATACTTTGTGTACAAACAAACCTTTACCAGTGCCTGGTATGCCCGTAAATATCCATGCTGTCATGGCTTTCTTTTTGTTTTGGTATATATAAGCTAACCAATTAACAAAATGCTCAAATTCAGGTTTACCATTGCCTAAAGCGTGCATAAGAAGTTTATAAAAATTAGGTGCAATTTTTTGTATTTCTCTTGCTGTACCATATTCTAATTCTTTTACGTTATCGTTAGCACGCAACATGTATTCTGTACGACGAAATAAATTTACATAATAAGGAACTTCTTCTAGTTGAATACCTTTGTCATTACTTGGGTCAAAAACTACTTTTGCATCTGGTATGTAATCCATGTTTGGACGACCATGAGATTTCATAAAATCATTTATAGAATTTTTATTAGTAGGTGTTAAAGGATAATCGTCGCTAAACTGTTGTTTAGTTTCATCAAAAATACCATTAAAGTAAGTGTCAGTATAAAAATCTCTAAGAGCTATTGGTTTTTGTTTTGTTTCTGAATCAATTTTATCTGCAAAAATATCAAATATACTTTTGTAAAAATCAGGATCAGCTTTTTCTATTTCCCATACTGGTTCGCCTTTGAAGTTGTACATATAATGAGGATTAGTTAATAAAAAGTAATAGCCTCCGCTGTCTCCACTATTTACATTACAGTTAACAAAAGGTTCGGACACGCGTGCCACCTGGATCGTCATTTTGTCAGGGTTTTGTAATACTTCTTGAGCTTCGCCCGCTACGTTAACTGTTGCTACTTTACCTGCTCTTTTAGGAAGATTGTTTTTCTTTCTTAAGTTATCTTTTATTTGTAAACCTAATGTATGTACTTTTTCAGGGTTAACATTTATTAAAGATGAAGATATTTCAAGCACAGGTGAAGTGCGATTTACGTGTACAAACCTGCCAGCCGGCAGCGGATCTTGTACGCCTTTAAATACTGGTGGTGCTATGTATATAAGTTTACTGTTATCTGTAACTGATGGATCTAATATATAAGAAAGACTTTGACCATTTGCAGACAGAGTAATTTGTTCTGCTAAAAATTCAGTTGTGTAATTAATTAAACGAATGTAATCTTTAAGCGTTTTAGGATGTACTGGCATATCTAATAAGAAAAATAAGTGCAATGACACTGTGTCTTTTTTTATGCCCAAAGATGCGCTTGCTTGTGCTATGTACGAAACAGTATGAAATATTTCAGGTAATTGCATAACTATTTTATCGGCTAACGCTTGTAAGTCTCCCGGGTTACTTGTACGTAAACCGTCTACATCTAAAACTAATAACTCTGTAGTTGCAGAACGGTCAGACATAAAAGCTCTGGGCTCATCATTGAGCGCACGTTTTAAAGGGCCTTTGTGCAAACACGCACCATTTTCAGCTGCCGTGCAAAGTGCACGAAATAGTTTAGTTAAACCTTTTTTATCAGTAGAAACTTGTTCTGAGTAAGAACTAAAGTTTTTAACTAATGGGTAAGGTTTTGAACCTTGTTTTGATATTTCTTTTGCTAAGGGTTTTTTAGCTTTTAGGAAAACAACTTCCATATTAAATCTCCTTTATTAAATATACCTCTTCTCTATCAATGCGTACACTTGAGTCAGCCTCAAATGCTATTTTGCATTGTTTAGTTGCGATATCTGTTATTGTTATAGTGCAGAGTACTTGGCCGTCAGTGTGCACGACGACCTTGTCTCCTTTTTTTCTTGTAAGAATTAAGTTCTTATTTGTCATATACCTGGCTCACTCCGCCTTCTGCGTCAAGAGGTAGATCTTTGCACCACGCGGGTGGTGTGCGCATAATTTCTATTATTTGATTCATTGTAGCACTTGAATCTACTTCTGAGCCAATAGCAATAATTTCGTCATGTACCTGCATTACAATATCTACTTGTGGTAGGCTTTGTACGTCTAGCATTTGGTCAGTAATTACTAATCTTGATAAAGCTTGAACAACATTTTCAGTTATTCTTGGGCCATGCGTACGTATGTATTCTCTTTCTGTTTCGTACACAAACTCACCTCGGGTATAGTTTAAATGTGGGTAAGACAAATGCATACCATTTGGCAACTCTAGTTTTCGCGGACGAATAATTAGCGGCCCATACTTTGTACCGTTTGAATTTGGAGATATCATTTCGAACAACATGTCTTTCATGCCAGACCAAAGTTGCGGTATGTTTGGATACATACCACGGTACTGTTGCACAATACTTTGGGCAGCAGATTCGGACATGTCTACTGATGGTGATCCTGCTTTTAGTGTGTCTTGGAATCTAACATGACCCATACCATAACCTAATCCTAAGATAGCAGTTTTACCTACATACCTTTCCAGCTTGTCATTTTTTGTAATTGTACGACCATATATTTGGCTAGCAAATTCACAATACACATCTCTACCTGTAGCAAAAGCATCTAATAAATCAGCTTCTTTAGCTAGCCACGCAAGCATACGCGCTTCTATATTAGACAAGTCAGCTATGTATAATTTTTGTCCTTCTGGCGCCATTAATGCCGTACGAAGTTTAGATCCCCGGGGGAGATTTTGTAAGTTAATTTTATCTGAGCCACCAAATCTACCTGTGTGTGCGGCATAGTAACGCAGTGGTACACTGAACGTACCGTCAGGATTTGTAGAATCAATAAACCTTTGAGCACGTGTTTCTTCTATGCGTGATTTTACTAATTCTCTTGCTTCCCATACGTGTGTATGTTCCGGGTACATTTTTTGCATTTGTATGTAAGCAGGGTCATTTTTACCAAACGCAGGTATTTGTTTACCTGTAGTAGGACTTTTTTTAGTAGGAACATTGATACCTAGTCCTTCTATAAAAGCAGCAAACTTTTGTTGGCTGGCTAATACATCTCTTGTTGTTCCACTGTCCTTTATACCTTTTGCTGTTTTAATTACAATTTCTTCTTTGTAAGTTGTTAAGAGTCCACGGTCTAATATTAACTTGGGTTCTACAAACATTCGTACGGTTAAATCTATTAGATCTAATTCTTTGTCTGGATAATTACGTGCATAACTTTGGAAGAGTTCGTAGGTTAAATCTACATCCTGGATACAGTAAGCACCTATTTGTGCATCAAGCTCTGGATTTAAATCGCGTACGCCTTTGGCGTTTACTAATTCTTCTCCTTTTCTTAATGACTCGTCATTAGGAAACTCTCGTTTTACACAATTTTTAAGAGCTGCAGACATGTTTGGATACAAACCACGGCTCATTGCCGCTGTGTCGTAGTAGTACGACGGTTTGTACCCAAAATGCTGAGTAAGAATATAAGCATCAAACAAAGTATTGTGGCAAACGAGGGCAATGTTGTCCCAATCTATTTGCTCCAAAATGGCCGGGGTGTCACACTCGTTGTACCATTCTGTTACTCCATCTTCTACTTTTATTCCCACGCCCCAAACCTTAAACTGCTCGTCATTGACGTATTGAACGGTAGACATTTTTGTTAAACTTGTTTGTGTGTCGAAATAAGTTTCGAAATCTAAATATAATTTTTGCATTATTTTTTGCTCCATTGTTTTACATATTTTTCTGCAACCAAACCTTTTTCTGCAAGGTCTTGCAATTTATCAAAGTCTTTTTCAACTTTATCTATTTCAGTCCACACTGCGTCTACAGTTCTTTGATCTAAATCGTAATCAAACGCAGAATCAGGTATAGCATTGTCTAAATCAGACATAGCTTTTCTTAAACCGCCTAGCATTGTAAATATTTGTTTTGTCATAATTCCTCCTTGAATTATCGTATTTTGTGGCCTGCTTCCTTCATGGCAGCTAACCATTGTTTATATTGTTTTTGTGATGCTTGTTCCCAACCTTGTTGTTTGGATACAGTCATATTGTAAGCAGTTGAACGGCTTACGCGTTTCCATTGTATAAATGGTAAATCTTCTGGATCATTGTAGCGTCTATATAGATGACGCGGATTTCTTTTAACATAAATCACTAAGTTAATTACTCCTTAATTAAACTTGACAAGACAGTTAAGTATCTTTAAAACATTAAGTATTGCATACTTTTATGTAATATAACAAGTGAGGATACTAATATGGCAACTTTTACAAGTGACCAAGTAAGCGGTAATCAATCATTCAAACCTTTTCCTAGTGGAGCGGTTGGTGTTAGATACGCTAAAATAATCGTAAGTGCAGCACCGAACGCAGCTGATGTTTACAAAATGGTAGACGTTTTTGCTGGTGAAACAGTACATGACGTTAAAATTAAATCTAGTGATCTTGATGCTGGTACAGCCCTAGTTTATGGTGTTGGTGACGGTGGTGATACTGATAAGTACATCGCAGCTTCAACATGTGGACAAGGCGGAACAGCTGATGAATCAGACGCTGACGTAGCTCCTGTTACTTATTCTGCAGACGATACAATTGATATTATCTGTGAAGTAGCTCCAGGGACAGACGTTGCAACTGGCACACTAGAAATGTGGGTTTACATATCGTAAATTAAAGGCGCATAGCCTAGTTAGGGGAGAACCTTCCTTTGCTAGGCTATACTAATACCACTCTTTGGTATGTTAGTGAATAGTAGGACTATTAAGGTCATCCCAAAGACCTTGAGATACAAACTGATCCCAGTTTCCATCGTAGCCGTACGCAAATAGAACACAAGATTTTATATCGTCTTCAGACATTCTGTATACATTAGAAGCTTCCTCTATTCCTATGTCCATGGCTTTGTGACCTATGTCCATCATTGCTGATTTAAGTCTGCCCATCGTAATCCTCCTTTGGGTATGTTTCTTTAAACTTCATTTCTGCTTGATCTTGTGTAAGCGCAACTTCTTTGTATTGTTTACGTTCAAAATTTACTGCATCAATCCAGTTACTTTGATTAGCTTCGTAGGAGTATGAAGTGTCATACTCCCAAGATTTTCTTTCTACTAGTGCCATTAAGCGTCTCCCATTAACTTGTTCTCTAATATAACCTCATTCATCTCCTGTTTCAATTCATCAGGAATTATTTGTTCTGGAGTTAATCTTTGAACTGTAGACTTAACTGTTTTCTTAGCCATTCGTTGTTTGTATTCTTCTGGAACAAGACTCATAGCCCCGGGCCACTCGTCTACAAACTTTTTAAGAGTAGTTAATTTTAGTAAATAATCCATAAATTCTACTACTTTATCAGCTACTTTTTTCTCAACTTCGCCTATTTTTACTAATGCATTGCACATATCAGGGTCTGTAATAAGCATAGATGCACCATTTGGAGAATAATTTGCATTGTAATAACCTCTGGTATATGTCAAATCAAACTCATAAGGCGCATAAAAAGATTCTAAATCTTTAATAACAACGGGTACGTCGTTATCGTTGTAATTTAATATACCCTGTTTATAGTCTTTTATGCCATAACCGCCGTTCTCCATTTCTTTATCATATACAGAGTATTGTGAATAGAAAGTAAAATTAGATTCTTTAGGCAAAGACGCATTTATTATTAAACCAAGTTGTGATTGAGGCCTAATAAGATTTTCTGTCAGAATGTCTCTGTAACCATTACCGTCTACAGCATTTGGAAACTTTGTAGCTAAAGTTGCATAAAGAGTTCTCCATTCTTCCTGCAGATCTACTGCACATCTAAAATCGTCATCCGCATATCTAATATGGTTAATTATTTTTTCTATGTGCGGTTCTATATTTGAATGCACTCTGTAAGCCTTAAACAATTGTTGTTTAAAGTTCTCTGTTATTTGGTCACGCAAAATTTGTGACATTTGTACACTAGCCATTATTTGTCTCTCCCATTAAATAAATCCTTGTTGTTATTATTTACCGACTGATATTTATCAGCCGGTTGTTCGTCGTCTTCGTTGTCGTCAACGTCATCTAAACCCATAATAATTACTTTATCGTTAATAAATTCTTTACCAAATGCATCTTCTAATTTAGTTTTAAGAGCTTTGTTAAAGTCGTCTAAGTTTTTGTTAGCCATTATGACCTCCAGTCAGGTTGTACAGTTTTCCATTTAGGTTTAACTGTAGGGATTGATATATTAAGTGGTTTTGACATAATTACTTTGTTGTCTTTCTCAAGTGTCAGTTTCTCATGCACCATAGTCTTTTTCATAAGAAATAAGACTATAGACGCTGACAAACCGCCGACCATAGCTGCAGTCATACCGCTGAATGTGCCATAAAAGCACACCATTAGAGTAACTGTAATTAAGACATCAACAAATACATCGTGACCGATTGTTTTTTTACCGCCCGCTTTAAGCGCCAGTAAAAGAAGGCCTAGGGCCGACAGGATACCTATTAAGATCATGTTTATTCCTCCACATTAGATAAGCCATATAGCCAAACTGTATAGCTTCGATTAATATCCATAGTGCTGTTGTTAACGCACTAACTGTTGTTGCATTCATATAATTCTCCATAATAAATATAAAATTGAGCCAAGGCCAATACCTGTGCCCAGTAGTATTAGTGAGTATTGGATGCTAGTCGCAATACCAAAAAGCAAAAAGAGAACGCCAGTACCTACCAATACTGATGTCATATATTCTTTTGCTGTGTCTTTACATTTCGATGATTTCGCCATAAGGGGCTCCTCCTGGTTCTGTTGTTATCCATAACACTGGATAATGTGGTGCATCACCAAAGTCATCACATTCTAAATCTGTAAGATATATAAGTGAGGCAACATTGGGATGGTGTTTGTTTACATACTCTATTGCTGGAGCAAACCTAGTTCCACCGCGTCCATTAAACTCAATTGTTTTTAAAGGTAACGACTCTCTTGTGTAAGAGATGTCACTGTTAACTTCAGTGTCACATTGAATCAAATGAATAGCTTCTGGGCTTAAGTCTCGCAATATAGATGATATTTCTGCTAGATCTTGATTAAGTTCAGTATCAGTTCTAGAACCTGATGTGTCGCACACTACTGCTATCTCTTCTAAGCATGGTGTATGCAAAGAAGGTAGATACATTCCGCGTCCGATAAAGCGTTTGTTAGGTCTAAGCCATGAAAAGTCAGACTTGTTATTAGCGCGTAAGAACCTAGCTAATACCATTTTCCAATCTATTTTAGCTGCAGCTATATCACTTACAAGCTCTTGCATGTTGCCAGACAACTTGCCTTGAGCTTTTGCAGCTTCGGCAGATTGATTGATAGCAACAGTAAGACTAGCTTCGATTGCGCTTTGAGTTCCTGCTGTGCCGTCTGAATCAGGATGATCTAGAACGCCACCGCAATTACCAGAGTCAAACTTTACGTTGTCCCAACCGTTAGGTGGCTCAGGCAACATATTGTAAATAACTTCTGACATCATATTAATGTAAGCATCATCTACTAAACCACCTTTAGGCAGAATAAAATTTTCTGCTACAAGATGGTTGTTAATAGCGTAATCAGCCGCAACATTCCATTTGTTAGGCAAGCGTTCTTGTCTACGCACATGATGCATAAGTACCATGTGCATAACTTCGTGAGCTAAAAAACCAACGCGTTCTAATTCTGACAATTTACCAAACCATGTTGGATTGTAGAATAGATGTACACCGTCAACAGCGCCAGTTGGCATGTCTTCAGTTGCTACTGGTTTAAGACGCAAGCACAAAGTGCCAAAGAATGGCTGATCTAGAATTAATCTAGCTCTAGCTTTTACAAATTCTGGGTTCATTAATCATCTCCTAATAATGAGCTTTCAAGCAATGTTTCACGCATGCCTTGTAATTCACCGTCTGCAAGTTCAGCAAGTTCTTTGCGTCTACCAGAGCGGTCATCTACTTCATGCATTTTGGTTATCTTGTCTTGCGGAACTAAATCTTTTAAGTAAGGCGCTGCCTTAAGTAACTGATTTAAGGTAGAAAAACGCTCCATAACTGTTTCTAAAGTTCTGCGTTGATTGTTTTGTTCTTTACGCAAGCTGTCGTTGTAGTTTTCAATGCCGACGCACTCAACAAAAGTGGGGTGATCCGGCTTAACTTCTAGTTTTATAGTTCCGTAAGTAGATAACATATGAGGCACTTCTGTGTCTTGTATCTGAAACTTGTATTGTCTATAAGTAGATTCTACATAACCATCTTCGTCTGGTTCAGCACTAAAATTGCTAGTCATAACAACTTCATTGACAGTTGAAGTAGGCATTTGCATACCCCATATGTCTTTAAACAAAGCAGAAGTTCTTTCTGTGTTAGTTACAATATTGCGTTCTTGCATAAGCGCATACCCATGGTCTGGGTATGGCTTAAGAGGATTAGCATTTTTGTGCTTAGCTTCAGCGTTTCTTGATATAGTCCATTTAAGATCTTGGGATAATCTAACTGTTTTCATTTTTGTACCTCTTTTACATTTAAAGATTTAAATTTAAAATCTAAATCTTCAAGCCAAGATGTTATCTCGCTTTTAATATTTTCTACGCTTTCTAATTCAGAACCGTTTTGATCTTTTGTAAGAACCATGTTTATTTCAAAAATCATATAACCTCCTATAGTACGACATTAGCATTGGTTTTGAGCCAAGCGCGTAAGTCGTTGTGTGATTTAAGCTGTCTGTCTTTTGACAAACAACCTCTAAGTAGGACAACTTGAAATTCTGTAGGTATCTTGTTACATATTTTCATAATGTTATCCATTGTGTGTTCTGTAGCTCTAGTTGCTACAGCCGTAGTCAATGCGTAAAGTAACGCAGGGTCTTCGTCTTTCTTGTATAGCTTTGGGTTAGCTACAAGTTTGTCTATGTCAGGTAGTTTGTTAGCAATTTGTTTGAAAGCAACAAACTCGCCTGCAGCACCGTCACCAACTAAAGAAGAAACACCATAAAATAATCTTTCTTCGTCAGTATTAGACTTGTGTAGCTTTTTACTAACCATGGTCCACGCTCGTGGAGTAGGGAAAGCGTATTCATCAGCATTAAACTTAGATAATAAGTTAGGTCTGAAATTTATAAAGCCAATAACATCCTCGTGTATGTTATTTTTGTAAGCCCACTCAACCCAGTCTTGTAAGATTGGTTCGAGTTCGTAATGTGCCATTCTGTTTCTAACCGGACTTGGCATTTGATAAACTGCAGCAGAGTCAGTTAGTCTGTTGCCAGCACACAGTAATGACCAGCCTTTTGGTAACTCATAATCACCAATACGACCGTCAAGCAATAATTGCAAGAATGCATTTTGTGTTGCTGGTGGTGCAGTAGGTAATTCGTCGATAAACAAAATACCACGATCGCCATCGCGTGCAACAACAGGAAATACATCTGGTACAGCCCATGATGTGAATCGTTTTTCTGTTTCAATTACTTTTCTGATATAAGGAATACCACGCACATCAACAGGGTCAAATAAATTAGCACGAAAGTCTAATAGTTTGACACCCATGTCATTTGCAATTTGTTGTGGTATTTCTGATTTACCTATACCGGGGCCACCCCAGATCATTGCTGGATATCCAGCTTTTATACAGTCTTTGAGCTCGTCCATAAGAGCTAAAGGATTTATCGTATGCATAATTACACCTCCATAAAGTGTTTATTAGTTAATAGTGAGTGGAATGCTTTTGGCAACGCCCGCATTCCAAAGGCGTTATGAAAGGAAGTTGATGCTCTCCCTCTGCCGTTAGCGTATTTCAAAACCGCCTGAGTGTTTTACAAACCTAGCAAACTCTTCGACGAACTCAGCATCAAAAGGGTAACTTTTGCGCCAGTCATCTCTAAGCTTTGTACCTTCACATGCGTTACAAGGTGCTAGTTCTGTTATATTTTCATCTCGTTCATATTGACGCATGCCTACGCCGTCACATATTTCACATTCAACTTGAGGCAGTGCATCTTGCATAGCTTTATAGTCACGTTCATACATATGATGAGCATTGATTTCTATAGCAGTTTGTAAACGACTAGATAATACAAGTGCTTTATCAGAAGTTATAGCGTAACCAGAGTTGACACTACCGCCAGCTATATCTTCTTCACTAAATTCTGTATCCATAAGATCACAGGCATATTGCCACAGTGGGCGCCAACCCCATATGTTTGACCTAAAATATACACCAGGGTTATTAGTTTCATATTCATATACTGCATCAAAGTAACTAGAGCGTTCTTTTTCTGTAATATTGTCAAAGTCTGGCATGTCAGGTTTTTTAGAACCTTCAGCTATTGTTGGGTTAATACCATACACATCCATTCCCATCTTAGTAACCTCCTTGGACAGCCATTGCAAGAATGGTCGCATCCACTTTGTGTCTGATTGTCGCTGAACCTTCAGCATCAGAATCTTGAGTACGCTTGGCCGAACCTTGCGTAGTTTTAACAGAGCTTTTGTTAGGTATCTCTGGTATGAGACCTTGCAATATAGTTCCGTCGTAAGTTTTATCTCGTTTATACATTTTGTACCTCCATAGGGTAGTTTGTAGTTAATATAAATACAGAGCTTTTCATCTCTGTGCGTGCTTTTCGTAACAACCGACAAATACATTTAATTAGGTATATCTGCTTACCTACTACTAATCTATATGGAAGCGAGGCTTGTCCTCGCTCGCTGATACTAGTCTGACATAAGCTGCCAGTGGTTCCAGCTGGTTCCAGTTGGTTCCAGTAGTCGTGGAACGCAGTTAATGCAGTAACGACGCGAGTCTTAGGTGCTGGTTCCATGGTTCCTTGTCTTTTTAGTATTAAAACTAATAACAAAGAATAACGATCCACGGTCGAGAGTAATAAAGCTCGCGCTGTTTCTAATGGAACACTGGAACCAGAGGCATGGTCGACGGCCGCCGGCCCGCGCTGGCATTGTCGATGGCATGGTTCCGTTGGGTGGTTCCACATGAGGAAAAGTCGTGGAACCGATGGAACACGCATGCGACATGCAAGCATGCACAACTCGCTTCGCTCGTTGATGATAGTAGTAGGCATGATAGTAGCTCCTTTGTTAGCTAGACAAGGGGCCGAAGCCCCAAGATAGGTGATATTAAAGTTCGTCTTTAATTATTGGTAGGTCGTTAGTTGATTTGGACATGATGTAGTCCGATAGAGTTGAAGTATATATCGAATGATATTTACTAGATAGAACAAGTAGTCGTTCTACATTGCCCTTAGAATCCTGTCTAAGAGCAAGTGACAAATACTTTTGGGACAATTCACAAGCTTGGTTAGCTGAGGTTAATAGTTTATTGTCCATTAGTCATTACCGAATGGGAATGCCGAATTAGTATCCGACATCCAATCCGTTGCTGAACTAACTTCGTCGTCCCCAGTGAACATTTTGTACATGAAATACAAATAGCCTATTACCATTGCTGTACGAAACAACATTGATAATACAAGGTAGACAATTAGCGTAATTGCTGCGATTGATATTAAATCCATAGTTACGCTCCTTTAGGTTGCTCGACATTCATGCCGGGCAGTTCTTGTTGTACAGGTTCTGGTGATAGTTCCTGCATAATTTGCTCGTCAATATCGACAGGCAAAGGTTGAGACTTCATAGTCCCTTGGGCCATACCACGACCGAAGTCAGTAACGACTTTAGTTGTAGCTTTAGTAAAAAGTCTAACGCAGGCTGAAGCGGCTAGACCAGTTTTGTATGCAATACTCATAAGATTCTCCTTTATATAATGCATTAATGATAGTAGGCAGGCATGTGCCCGACTACCGGTGAAATAAAAAAAAGACACCAGCCGAAGCTGATGCCTTGGGTGCTACTTGCTAGCTGATTTCGGATGAAATACTGCAAGCGATGCTGATACAAATCTACTGACAGTAATATCGCCTTTCTTAGATTCAGCGATAATCTGTTGAACCATTTCAGTTGGGATAGCAATATCAAAATCAATAGTTGAATGCAACGCACCAGAATCCTTGAGCCACAGTTTACCAACGCGTGTTGATTGTGGAACGAATCCCTCGTTACCCTCGAAACCCTCTGTTGCCACACAGACATCTAAAGGTCTATTAGTTTTCTTCTTAGTCATAATGTACTCCTGTAAAGTAATTAAGTAGAGCAACGACATTGTTACCCTATCTACCAACCTATATGGAAGCGAATTGCCGATGGCTTCGAGGCTATATTCGCTTAGCTGTTAGTCGTAGCGATAAAATCTGAAACAAGGTTCCAAAGGTCGAAATTAGGATTACGCTGTTAGGAATGGAAAAAGGGGGAGGGTAGGTCGTCGGGCAGGAAGGGGAGGGGATGAATGAGCGGTATATGACAATATTTTTATAAAAAAATTTTTCATTATAAATTTACAATATATAACGTTATAAGTTATATTGAACACATGAACTTATTAAACTCTGAAGCTGTTGATGTAACCGACGAAGACAGAGCGGAACTTCAATCGCATTTTCCCTACGCGGGAGTTAACTTATCCGAGCTTTCGGTACAAGAAGAAAGACTAGTATTGTTTCACCTTAGAGGCATGAACAAATCAGCCGCCGGACGTGCAGCGGGGTACCGGGACATGGATACAGTGTACGCAGTTTTTAAACGACCAAAAATTGTCCAAGCAGTAGAGTACCTTAGACAAGAGATGCGCGAAGAAGTAAAGTTCGACCGTGGCACGGCGACCTCTATGTATTTAGAAGCGCACCGTAAATCAGCAAACGCGACTGAAGAAAAAAACGTAGTAGATTCTCTATGCAAGCTCCACGGTCTATTTGCCCCTGAAAATGTTACACAAGTAAATTTAAATGTAGAAAAACTAGAAAGTTTAGAACGACTACCTGACTCTGAGTTATTAAAACTAGCCGGAGTAGACCAGAAATATTTAGAACCTAAAGGAGAAAATAATGGCTAAAAGAGGACTATACGCAAACATACATGCTAAAAAGAAAAGAATAAAAGCCGGCTCGGGTGAAAAAATGAGAAAACCTGGAAGTCCAGGTGCACCTACAGCTAAAGCTTTTAAAAAATCCGCGAAGACCGCGAAGAAAAAGAAAAAGTAATGCCAAGAAAAAAAGAAAAACCTATAAGAAAGACTACCGGTAAAGGTGGTAACTACCGTAAAACAAAATCAGGCGCTGGTATGACTAAAAAAGGTGTTGCTGCCTATAGAAAAGCGAACCCTGGTTCTAAGTTAAAGACTGCGGTAACGGGTAAAGTTAAAAAAGGTAGTAAAGCAGCAAAAAGACGTAAGTCGTATTGCGCTAGGTCAGCAGGGCAGCTAAAAAGAAGTTCAGCAAAAACAAGAAATGACCCTAATTCAAGGATTAGGCAAGCTCGCAGACGCTGGAAATGCTAAAAATTGACTGATTTACCAAAAATTGAGTGCTATAAGTGTAAAAAACTGTTAGCAGACAACCTTGTGCTCCCAAAAGGGCTCTGTGTTTACTGTGCAGCTGACGAAGCAGACGAATTACCGCAACCTGAGACCCAAAAAGAGACAACTGCTGCAAAAAAAGAGAAATCTGCGCAAATACGTGCAGAACAGGAGCTTGCTTGGCGTATTTTGTCCAGAAAACGCATGTTACCCTTCGTAGAGAAGTTTAATCCTGATTATCAAGCCGGTTGGGTACATAAAGACATCTGTAATAGGCTAGAAAAGTTCAGTCAAGACGTTTCTGAGAAAAAATCACCCCGTTTGATGCTATTTATGCCCCCTCGACACGGAAAATCGACTTTAGCCAGTATTGCCTTCCCCGCATGGCACCTGGGCAGGAATCCGCAGCACGAATTCATCAGTTGTTCGTATTCAGGCTCTTTAGCCATGAATTTCTCTAGAAAAGTACGTC